TGGCCGTTATTTTGGCCCTGAAGAATCGCGTTACGGATCGCATTGACGAGGTCGCCTTCGCTGGTAACGCTGCCGTTTACAACGATGTTGACGGTCGATCCCATCGATCCCATGCGGCTGAGTGGAATGACGGCCTCTGGCCCTGCTTCGCCGATCAGCGCTGCTGTGGGGCTGTTAACGACGCCGCCCTCTGCCAACATTGGGATTCCCATTGTCTTGAGTTTGTTGAGCACGCCCTGCTGTGTTTGGCTGCTGCTTGATGGCGCTGGTGTCGTTCTGAGGCTCGAAAGCGGATCGTAAGCCTTTGGAACAACCGGCCCGATAAATCCTGGCTGCCCTGGTTTGGTTACTTGCGGCGGCATGACAACTTCTGGCTTGAAGCCTGGCGGTAGCGGCGTTCCTGTTATTGGCACAGATGGCGCTGGTGCTGAAATCTTCGCGCCTGAAGCTGCAACGTAGGCGTTGAGAGCTGTGAGCGCGTCCTTCCAGGATTTTTCTGCCTGGTTGCCGGGTGTAGGCCAAAGGTTCGAAGGTGTTACGCCATCTGCGATCTTCTTTGCGTAGTCTGCGACTTCTTTATTTGTTAGGCCCCACTTGGTTGCGAGTTTATTAATCTCTTCATCTGAAAGTTTGCCGTCGTTAAGTGCTGCGAAGAAGTCGAGATAAATTTGCGCCTGGTTTTTTGTGACGCCCCATTGAGTTGCGAGCGCGTCGACTTCTGACTTGGAAATCTTTCCATCGTTGACTGCGAAGATTGCAGTCGTGTATGCAACGACGGCGTCTTTGCTGATTCCCCACTTCTGGGAGAGAACAATTACTTCTTCTGGTGAAATCTTGGAATCTGCAACAACGCCGAGCAGATCGGTGTATCGCTTGATCGCATCGTTTGCCTTGAGTTGCGCTTCAAGGTTTGCGAGGATTGCCTTTACTCGTTCTGCTTCCTGGATATTCGCTTGCTTTACAAGGTTCAGGCGTGCTGCTTCGAGCTGGATTGGATCTGTTTCTGTCGTTGGCTTGACGTTGAATTTCTTCAACGCTGCGAGCGCCTTCTGTGTCTGAATAAGTTTGAGGTCTGCTGCTGTCAGCGCCTTCGTGTTCTTTCCTGTTTTGCCGAGGTCGATGTTAAGTCCAGCGAGACTCTTATTGAAATTTTCGGTCGTTCCATTCAATCCGTCGAATGAAAATTCTAAATCCTGGCCTGTGTTTTCGAGTTTGTTCATCTCGCTGGTGGCTTTTTTAGTGATCAGATAAAGTCCACCGAGTGAAGCTGCAAACGCAGCGGCTCCAGCGACGCCTGCTGCTACTGAAAGTCCGCCGGTTGCTACTGCCTGCGCTGCTGCTGCTCCAAGTGCTGCAGCTCTAATCGCCTGGTAAGCCTTGACCAGCCCTTGTATTGCTGTCACAAATGCGATCACTTTTCCTGCTACGAATGTTGCTGCAAATATCGCGCCAAGTGTTACGAAGACTTCTTTGTTCTTTGCTACAAATGCGAAGACTTTAAAGATTGCAAATCCAAAGCCGACGATGGCCTTGATCGCCTGGGTCATAACGGCGACGAGTTTGTTTCCGTTTTCGTTCAGGAATGTTTGTATTGCCGGAACAACTTTTGTGATCATCACTGTGAATAATTCTTCAAGCACAGGCAGGAGTGCTGTTCCAAGTGTTTCTTTGGCTTCGTCGAATGCGATGCCGAGGCGCTTCATTCTAAATTCGAAGGTGTTTGCTCTGGTTGCTGCTGCTCCACCGAATTGCTTCTGAAGAATTTCGAGAACCGCTGCAAAGTCTTTCGTTTTTCTGATGTTTGCATCAATCGGTACGCCGAGTTTAGTTAATGCTCCGAAGTTGCCCTGGGTTGCTTTCGTGATCGCAGATACTGCTGCTGTCAGATCGATGCCTGAGCCTGCTGAAAGGTCGAGCGCTACTCCTAGTAATCCTTGCGCTGCTGTAATTTCGCCAGTGACGCCCACTAATTTAGCAAGCGCTGGCCTTAAATCATCATCAACGACTCCGAATGCTCGCTGAGTCTGATCAATATATGATTCTGTTGCAGCGATCGCTGCGTCTGTGGCTCCTGTTGTATTTCGAAGTGAATTCGCAAGGAGCGCCTGTGATTTTTCGTCTGCGATCGCAGCCTTGACTGAATCCACGCCGATCTTGATTGCGAAGGCTGCGCTGGCTGCAGCTGCAATGCCGAAGGATTTGGCTACTTTGCCTGCAAATTTATCGAAATTCTTGCCGAGTTTGTTGATGTCACGAGCTGCGGCCTTGCTGCCCTTGTCTGAGTATTGGGTAATAATCCGGGCGGTTACTGCGCCTATTGCCATGCTCGGTTATCCCTTCTCTTTATTTAGATTGGCTTGCAGGGTCTTCTGTGCGTCGTCCATCGCTGATCTGATATTGGCATAAATCCGGGGGCGATCGCGATCAATGACGGCCCATATTCCGCGACTGGCTTTGCGGAAGCGGTCATTCAAGTTGCCGATCATCGTGCGCCCGGTTCCTTGCCCTGGCGTCCTGCGTCCTGCCACTTCAAAGATAACGCCCGAGGCGGTCTTGTTGAAGAGTGCGCCTGCGCTGGTGGTGTAATCCGACCGCACGCGGCCTTCTGCGCGAGTTTTGATGATCCCCTGGCGAATTGCTTGCGGATCCCACGCCGGCCAGCCCTGGCCACCTCTGGTGCTCTTTCGTGGGTTCTTTGCGGCTACTGATCGCCAGCCACTCATTGGGGCTTTATCCGGGATCTGGTCTTTGGCGTTATTTTCGGCCAGGCGCAGCTCGTCGTTGATTACTTTGTTAAGCCGACGAGCTGCGTCCTTGTCGAATTTCTTCAAGGCGGCGGTGGTTTCTTTGATGCCGCTAATTACAACGACTTCATTGGCCATGTTTGTTTGCCGCCTTTGCCTTCTCCTTGAGATAAATCACGATCGCTTCAAGGATGCCGTCTGGTGCATCCATGAGTGAAATCGGATCTATTCCTGTCTCCACAGAAACTGCTGCTATTGAATATGTCAGGCTGTCTCTGTGGATTCTGAATTTGGGTCTGTGTCCAGCTGAACTGCTTCGAGCGTATCTAAGAACTCCGGGCCAAATGGTTTTACAACGACTCCGTTTGCTCTCAATGCAAGCCACCCGAGATAATAAATATGTTCGAGTTTCTGCTCTTCGCCGATAAGTTTTGCTAGGCCTTTGCCGTACTTCTGTTCGAAGTCGACGATGATGCGTGGTCGCAATGAGAACGTTTTTTCCACGCCATCAGTCGTCTTGACTTTGATATTTAATCCATCCATCTTTTCCCCCTACTTTCTTTAGGTTGTTGTCTTTGTAATTGCACCGGAGATCGGCCAAGTCACACTTGCAGTTGCTAATTCACCGACGGATCCATTTAGAGGAGTCCATTCGGCGACAAGCGCGGAGAACGCGTACTGCGGATTTACTGCTGTTGTTGTTCCTGCTACTGGCTTTGCAACGACTGAGACTGCTGTTCCGAGCAATGGATAAATTGTTTGCTCGACTGCTGATGTTGCGTAGTCCTGGTGGAATTCGAAGGTCACAGAATTGTCTGCTAATCCGGCCACACGTGTCTTTGCTGTGTTTCCAAATGCAGTTGTTTCTACGATATCGAATGTTGAATTTAGAGTGATGCTCGAGATGTATGTCGAGAGATCTGTGCTTCCAAATACAACGGATGCGTTTGTTAGTACAAGTCTTGGCATTATGCGACCGCCTTTGTGATTGCTCCGGATACTGGCCAAGTCACAGATGCTGTGGCCAATTCACCGACGGATCCGTTTATCGGAGTCCACTCGGAGATAATAGCAGAGCAGCTGTAACTCGGATTAAATGCGCTGGTGGTTGAACCGTTTGGCTTGACGATTACTGTCGAAGCTTGTCCGAGAAGTGGGTAGATTGTCTGCTCCACTTCGTTGGTTGCGAAGTCCTGGTGGAATTCGAGAGTTACTGAATTGTCTGCCAAGCCAGCAACGCGTGTCTTTACTGCTGTTGACGCGAATGCTGTCGTTTCGACGACGTCGAATGTCGAGTTAAGTGTTACTGATGCGACCAAATCGCTCAGATCCACTCCGCCGACGGAGATAAATGCGTTAGTGAGAACTATGCGAGCCATTATTTTGTCGCTCCTTCTTCTGTTTCTGTTTTGATGGATGGGATTTGTGGTGCTGTGTTACTTGCTTTGATGTGGTTTCCAGCGATCAGAGTTTCTGCGCTGACTCCTGCATCTTGCAATTCTTTTGCGGTGATTGTTTCGCCTGTGGTCTTGCCGCAGACTTCTCGGTTTGAGATTACTGTGTATGTCATGTCGTGCTCCTTATCCCCAGATTGTTAGGCGGTATCGGTAAGAGAGAAATGTGACGGATTGCGAGTCGTATGTTCCGGACTCTGCGCCGATCACTCGCAATGTCTGGCACGTTCCGCCGAGCGTTCTATCTCCCTCTATTGCGGCTTTGATCGATGTGGCTCCTGTTCCTGCAAGATATCCATCGAGCTTGTCCTGGCCTGCTCGCTCTGAGAAGCGCTGGACAATCACATAAATATCTACGTTTGCCTGGTCTAATCCCCGGGCGTTATCGATATCAAATGTGAAATCTAATTGCCCCACGATCGCGCATGGCGGTGTTATTGGTTCCGGGATCAATTCGTAAACGCGAAGGCCGGAGATGGTTTGAAGTCTTGTTTTCAATGCGTCGCGCACTTGGCTTGGTTGCATCGGCATTATTTAGCCAGCCCATTGTTCTTGCGGAATGGTCGAAGCAATGCTTCAACGTCTGCGTCGAGTTTGGCTGTGAGGCGCACTGTGCCTAAGTCTGGACTTCCTGCGATTCCAAACGGCGACTGGCGGCGTGTGAAGAGACGAGCTGCCTGGATCAAGGTTGCCATGTTGATCTCTGCTGGTACTGCGTTCCATCCCCAGACGCCGGTGATTCGGCATGATTGTGGCAAATAATAAGGCCAAACGTAGCGGCCGATTGCGAGAATTCGGTTGACTGGCCATCCGCGCTGTGGGTTATTTACTGGCTCGAGCATATAGTCGCTGGTTGACCAGACGGTATCCCATGTCTGGTTGAAGTTGTCGTCTGTGGCGACTTCGGTAATTGAAACGCTATCGTCCATGTTCATCGTCCACGGATCGAGTGGCGTGTAATAACGAGCGACTGGTGATTGCGTCGTTCCGTTGCGGTAAAAGAAGCGCCCGGTGTAATCGTCAATCATGCGGCTGGTTGCTGTGATCGCTGCTTCGAGTGGGGTGTCGTCCACGCTGTCTGTGATCGCAAGTGAGGCCTTTAATTCGGCCAGGGTGCAATAGGCATTAGTTAGGGCCACGCTTCGTCCTTCTTTCCGGTTTCGGCAGCATTGCTCGTTCTAGTTTGGGATCGGCGGTTGCTGTTTCCTTTGCCGGCTTGCGCCGGGTCTTCTTAATCTTTCCAAATATCATGATGAATCTCTTCCATCCAGAAGCTCTTCTGATGCGGCAAGATTGCAGCTGTGTTTACGTGGATCGTAAATCCGAGCGCCTTTGCCCTTCTGCAGAATAATAAATCTTCGCCGATCCATTCTCCGTTTACTGGCCCATCCCAGAACCAGCACCAGTCTTTGCCCTGGTTTGGATCTGCGACTTCGCGCATCTTCTCCAGAACGCTCCGGTGAACGAGCAGGCATCCTGTTCCTGCTGTCC